ATATTATTTTTATTGATTATATTAATATATGTGCCTCATCAAGATTTAAGGCAGGTTCTAATATTAACAGTTATACCTATATCAAAGCAATTGCTGAAGAACTAAGAGGTTTGGCTGTAGAATTAGATGTGCCTATCGTGACGGCAACACAAACGACCAGATCAGGTTTCGTTTCAACAGACATAGGTTTAGAGGACACCTCTGAATCCTTCGGGCTTCCAGCAACAGCAGACTTTATGTTTGCGTTGATCTCTAGTGAAGAACTAGAAAAGGCAGGGCAAATGCTTGTCAAACAATTAAAGAACAGATATAACGATCCAACCATGAATAGAAAGTTTATGATTGGTGTAGACCGTACAAGAATGAAACTGTTTGATATTGAACAACAAGCACAAAACTTAATACAACCAAAGGAGAACAAATATGTCGAACATAACCTTAAAGAAACGCAAGAAGACAGCGCCGAGGAAAAATACAAGAAGTTCCAAGACTTCCAATTCTAATCTAGAATATACTGTTAAAACTAGAAAGAAAAATAAGAAATATATCTTTGAAGTAATACAAGGTATTTGCTCTCTACATAGTAAGCCTATGGTGGTTAAAGTCTTTGAATTTAGAGAGAAAGCAAAAGAATTTGCAGACTGGCACAATAAAAATCAAATATGGAAGGTAAATGGTGGTATTCCCAAGTTTCTCCTTGACTAAATAGTTACTTTAGTATATAAATGGGAGTAATGATGAAGACTTTTAAGGAATACACACAATTAAACGAGGGAGACACTACAGCTGCATATGACATGGAAAAGGTCATAGTATCTGCTGCAGGCGGACCTAAATTTAAATCTAAACTTATTAAAAACTCAGATAAAGTTGGTAAGAAGATAATCAAATCATTAAGACTATCTGGTAAAGGTAGTTTCCCTAAAAATTCATACCCAGCAACAAAAGAGTGGAATACATACTTTGGCCCAAAGGGTGCCAAGGGTTCTACACTTACACCTAAAACAGATTTACTTGTAGGTAAGAAAAGAATATCACTTAAAACAGGTGACGCCCAACTTATGTCTGGTGGTCCACCAGAAGCACGAGCAACATTTTATAGTGCTGCAAAAAAATCAGGTACGTTAAAACAAAAACTAATAAAAGATTTAAGTAAACATATGGATAATCTTTTACCTACAACTGACTTATCTAAGATAGGTGTTAAAGGTAGTAAAACTGATTTAGAAAAAGCAGGTAAGTTTGCTGAAGTAGAAATACTAAAAAAAGCAGATGACGCTCATCAAGCATTTAAAAAAGATTTAAGAGACGCATTTGGTAAGAACCCTGCCTTTGCTCAAGCATTTACATTTGAAGCAATGACTGGTGATACTAAATTTGGTAACAGTATAGGTACAGCAGAATTTTTCCTTGTAACAGATTATGAAGGAAATGCTAAATTGCATAATGCATTTAAAGATAAATCATATGTAAAGAAAATAGCAAGTCAAGTTAAACCAGATGTAAAATTTAAATCTACTCAAAATACATCTTCACAATTAAAATCACCAACTAATCCAAAAGGTAAAACAGGTTTTTATACTTTCTGGTCTGCTGTTGGTGTTGGTGTTAAAATGGTTGTAAAAGAAGAAATGGAAAAAGGTCCTATGCTAAATGAAGGCATATTTGATTTTGTAAAAAGAATTTATAATAAAGCAAAAAATTGGTTATCTGATTTTTGGGATAAGGTGAAAAAAATGGTAGGAGACACTTGGGATAGTTTACTTTCATTTATGGCTTTAGAACCTGTAGTAAAATTTAACAATACAATATCATGGTAATGGAAATATTAAACGAAGATAAAAATACACATTTAGAACATCTAGAAGATGATATAATCAATAATGGTTATGCAGGTGGACAAAACGCAATTGCTTTTCTTCAAGAGTTAAGTAAAATGTTATCAGGTAATTCTAAAAAAAGTGTAAACGTTTCTGTAAAGTGGGATGGTGCTCCAGCTATTGTTGCTGGTCCTAGTCCTGAAAACGGTAAATTTTTTGTAGGCACAAAATCTGTGTTTAATAAGACACCAAAAATAAATTATAGTATTGCAGATATAAGAAAAAATCATACAGGTGAAGTGGCAAACATTTTAAGAGAGTGTTTATCATATCTATCTGGCCTTGGTATGAAAGAAATATTACAAGGTGATTTAATGTTTACTAATAAAAGTAAAAAGAAAACATCATACAAAGACCCTTCAGGTAAAAATGAAGCAATGATATCGTTTCAACCTAATACAATAGTTTACATGGTACCAGAGAATACTCCTTTTGGTACAAAGATAGACACTAGTAAACTAGGTATAGTTTTTCATACAACATATAAAGGAACTAGTTTTGATAAACTAAAAGCAAAGTTTGGGGCTAACGTTTCTAAATTAAGAAGAACACCAAAGGTATGGTTTGATGACGCTTCTTATAAAGATGTATCAGGTAATGCATTAATGACAATAGGTGAAAGTCAACAATTACAAAAGACAATAAACATGGCTAATGGTTCTCTAGGCAAGTCAAAAGAAATGTTAAATAAAATGTCAACACAAACAAATACTTTATCTGTTGGTGTACAATTAAAAACATATCTAAACTCTTTTATTAGAGCAGCAACTGATTTACCTAGTACAAAAGATACAGCAAATAAGTTTAGAGAGTTTTATGAGGAAAGAACACAGAAAGAAATAGATAGTGTTAAAACTGATAAAGCAAAAGACAAATACAAAACAATACAAGATGATGGTCTTAAATTTATTGACAACCATAAAGAAAGTATTTACTTTGCTGTTGCAACATATAAGACGTTACAGACAGCAAAAAAAGTATTGATTGATAAACTAAATTCAGCAAAAGGTATAGGTACTTTTAAAAGAACAGAAAACGGATTACAAGTAACAAACCCAGAAGGTTATGTTGCAGTAGATAAGAAAGGTAAAGCAGTAAAGCTAGTTGACAGAATGGAGTTTTCTCTACAAAACTTTACGGCTGCAAAAAACTGGGAAGGTTAATGGAACTAGAAAGATTTATTATAAGAGAAGGTTTATATGACCCAGGTATCTTCAAAGCATTCTTTCTTGCAGGTGGTCCTGGTTCTGGTAAGACTTATGTTAATCAAAGAATAACACCAGGTCTAGGATTAAAGAATGTTAATTCAGATACAGCATTTGAAACTGCTTTAAAGGCAGCAAGTCTATCTTTAGATATGCCACCAGAAGAACAAGAACAAAGAGACAAGATAAGAACAAAGTCAAAAAAGTTAACAGCAAAAGCGCTTAGTTTGTATATAAACGGTAGATTAGGTTTAGTTATTGATAGTACGGCAAGAGACTATTTAAAAATAGAAACAGCAAAAGCTGCATTAACAAGATTTGGTTATGATAGTTATTGTATTTTTGTAAATACAAGTTTAGATGTTGCGTTGGCAAGAAATGCTATGAGACCTAGAAAGGTGCCTGTTGATATTGTGAAAACAAATCATGCAGAGGTACAACAAAACATAGGTAAGCTACAAAGATTATTTGGTATGAAAAATTTTATTGTTATTGACAATAATAAAGCAAATGATAAGATACTAGAAAAATCTTATAAGATGGTTAAAAAATTAGTCAAACAAAAAGTATCAAACTACACAGCAAAATCTTGGATGAAAAGAGAATTAGAAAAAAAACAAGCAGCATTTAAAGAAGACATTAACATACCAATCAAAGTTGGTGATGTTGTAAAAGGTGGTAAGTTTAAAAACAAATCTATCAAAGTAAAAAAGATAGG